CTTCGGCACGGAAGTTATGCGTGGTCAGATGTACGACGGTATCTGGGTAGACAGTTGTATTGGCAGATACAAAGGCCAAAACACAGTCATAGCAGACACACGATTCCCCAATGAAGTTAAACAAATAAGGGAACACGGTGGAAAGATTATACTCGTAAAAAGATTTAAAGATCCGGATTGGTTTACAAGTTATGTTGAAGGAAACGTAGAACCCAAAGGTATACACAGGTCAGAATATGCATGGGCAAAAGAAGAGTTTGATTTCGTTATTGAGAACAATGGCACAAAAGAAGAATTATACGCAAAAATAGACGACCTAATCGTCAGCGACAAGATCACCGACCCGCCATCCCAATCTACGGGTGCTAGTGAGCCTTTGGCAATTGGCGCAAACAGTTTTTAAATTAGTAACAACAGTATTCCTCAAATTTCCGTCCACAAAAAACACATCTAGTTGACTTTGATTCTGTGCTTTGAATCCGCACAATTCACACTTGGTTTTCTTCTTATATCCTGAACGTTGCAGTGCTGTAATCCCGCCTACTTTCTTATTACGCTTCTTTCTATTACAGGTATCACATAATCTACGCCAATAGATCTTATTGCCTTTCCTATAAGCATATGCTCTGGGTTTGGCTTTGCACTCTACACACAAGGGTCTAACTGCGTTGTTCATATGCTAGTATTTACGTTGCCTATATAGGCACCACGGTTTTAGCAAATTATGTATTAAATTACCTAGTTTCTTATAAATACTTCAGTATATACGTACAAACTTGCAAGGAGAACACGTAACATGGCATTAACAGCACCAGGAGTAGAAGTAAGTGTAATAAACGAGAGTTTCTATGTACCTTCAGATGCAGGTACTACACCACTTTTTATAGTAGCATCATCACAAGACAAGAAGAACGGAGCAGGCGACAGCACAGCGACAGGAACGCAAACAGCAAATGCCAACACTGCTTATTTGATTTCTTCTCAAAGAGAATTAACAGAAACTTTTGGCGATCCAAAATTTTATCAAGACGCATCAGGCAATTCATTACACGGATATGAATTAAATGAATGGGGTCTACAAGCGGCATACTCTTTCTTAGGAGTTGCCAACAGAGCATACGTTTTAAGAGCAAATGTTGACACTAGTGAATTACTAGGAAGTGCATCGGCTCCAACTGCTAACCCAACAGATGGTACATACTGGTTTGACCTTGCATCAACTAGTTTTGGATTATTTGAGTGGTCAAAAACAGATCAAGCATTCACAACAATAGCACCTACACTTATTACAACAGTTACTGATTTAGTTGGTGGAGTATCGACTGGTGCACCAAAAACTTCAATTGGTATCACAGGTGATTACGCAATTAACACAACACACGTTACTAACAAGATTTACAAAAAAACTGAAACAAATGCTTGGGTACAATTAGGATCAAGTGCATGGCACACATCACTACCTATAGTATCAGTTGCTTCTGGAACAGCAGTAACAAACTCAAACAACATGACGATCAATGGTATCACTGTGCAAACAGGTGGTACTGCATTATCAAATGTTAACACGGCTTTGAATGCGGCAAACATTCCAGGTGTAAGTTCAAGCATTAACACTACAACAGGAAACTTAGACATATTCCATGATGGTGGTGAACTGGGTGATTCAACAAACAGAGACATCACTGATTTTGAAGAAGGTAACGGTTTATTGGCAGAATTAGGAATTACAGCAGGTAACTTTAGAAATCCTAAATTCTTACAAGACAAACACACAAACAGACCTACTTGGAAAACAGCAGACGAAAACAGACCAACTGGTTCAGTTTGGTTCAAAACAACTTCAGCGAACTCAGGTGCTAACATAGTTACTAAACTTTACAGCTCAGCAAGTGCAAGTTTCTCAACAATAGCGTCACCATTATATGCATCACACAACTCTGCGATTTACAACCTAGACGCGGCGAACGGTGGAACTGCATTAACAGTTGGAACTTTATATGCACAGTACAATATAACTGAACAAAAAATTGTTACAACAGATGGTTCACAAGTTGACACTACAAAAAATGTTGGTGACATGCAGTTATTCAGATACGAAGGCGGTAAAACAGTTATCACAAGTAGATTAACTTCAAACACATTTACAGGTTCAGAAACATTTACAATAAGTGAAAGTAGAAAAAATCAAGCGGCAATGAGTACTCCAATCTCAATCACAATGAGTGGTACAACTGCTGACACGTTTATAGCAGACATCAACGGTAAAGTTGATGCAAGTGCGGCGGCTAGTTCAACTACAAAACTTATTAACATTAAAGCATCTAAATTAGCAACTGGTGAAATTGTTATTGAACACACACTAGGTGGCGATATTAGAATGAACAACACAGGTAGTGGCGACGTATTAGGCGATGCTGGTTTTGGTACATCACAAGCACATCCATATGGTGGATACACTGCTAACAGTTCAACTTTAGTGGACAATTTATATGTTGCTCCAGCAGGTGACACAGAAGATTCTTCAACAGGATCAGAAGTGATTGCTACAAACTGGAAAAGATTATCATACACAGCAAGTACAAGCACACCAAACAATGAACCAGCAGACGGTACATTATGGTATGACACAAACATTGACGTTGCAGACATTATGGCACACAATGGTACTACTTTTGTTGGATACGCAACAGCATACTCAAGCACAGATCCAAATGGTCCACAGTTTAGTGCAACAGCACCAACTACACAATCAGATGGTACTGCACTTGTAACTAACGACTTATGGATTGACACTTCAGACTTAGAAAACTATCCAAAACTTTACAAATACAACACATCAGCAACTATAAGTTCTACAAACACAGCGAACCAAGTTGCAGTAACTACATCAGGCGCGGCTTGGGAATTAGTTGACAAAAGCGATCAAACAACAGAAGACGGTGTTCTTTTTGCAGATGCAAGATGGCACACTTCAACTGACAAAGCGGCAGGAACAAGCACAGCGGCAGGAACTCCTTCAACAATCAAAGCATTGTTAAGCGATGGTCATTTAGATCCAGATGCTCCAGATCCAGCGGCATACCCACAAGGTATATTGCTTTGGAACACTAGACGTTCAGGTTACAATGTTAAAGAATACAAAAACAGTTACATTACAACTGCAAAATATCCAGGAAGTGGATCAAGCGGTTTAGGTAACCCTAGAGCAAGTAATGAATCTGTTGCAACTTACTACCCAGACAGATGGGTTACTAAATCAAGCAACAATGCAGACGGTTCAGGTGCATTCGGAAGAAAAGCACAGAGAAAAGTAATTGTTGAACAATTAAAATCAGAAATGGACACTAACCAAGCAATCAGAGAAGACCAAAGAGGATTCAACGTAATTGCTACACCTGGTTACCCAGAATTGATTTCAAACATGATTAACTTAAACACAGACAGAAACAACACAGCATTTGTAGTAGGTGACACACCATTAAGATTAGAAGGTACATCAACTGCAATTACTAACTGGGCTAACAACTCAGCGGCGGCACTAGACAACGGTGAAGACGGATTAGTAAGTGCAAGTGATTATTTGGGTGTGTTTTATCCATCAGGTTTAACAACTGATAACACAGGAAAATCAATTGTAGTTCCAGCATCACACATGATGATGAGAACACTAGCAAACAACGACAATATTGCTTTCCCATGGTTTGCACCGAGCGGAACTAGAAGAGGTATTGTTGACAATGCAACAGCAGTTGGTTACATAGATTCATCAGAAGGTGAATTTAAAACAATATCTGTAACAGAGTCAGTGAGAGATTCAATGCATGAAGTAAAAGTTAACCCAATCACGTTCTTTAGTGGAGCAGGAATTGTTAACTTTGGTAACTTAACTAAAACAGCATCAAGTTCAGCACTAGATAGAATTAACGTTTCTAGATTAGCAGTGTACTTGAGAAGTCAGTTAGATAGTATTGGAAAACCATTTATCTTTGAACCAAATGATGAACTAACAAGAAATGAAATCAAACAAGCAGTTGAATCATTCTTATTAGAACTAGTTGGTCAAAGAGCATTATACGATTTCTTAGTAGTTTGTGATGACACAAACAACACACCTACTAGAATAGACAGAAATGAACTTTATGTGGATATAGCAATTGAGCCAATCAAATCAGTTGAATTTATATACATACCGTTGAGAATTAAAAACACAGGAGAAATTGCAAAATTAGGGAACTAATTTTCGATAAATAGGAGAAACAAATGGCAATATCAACATTATCAAAATTTACAGTACCTTTAGCAAACGATCAAAGTTCAGCATCACAAGGTTTATTGATGCCAAAACTTCAATATCGTTTCAGAGCAATACTTGAAGGTTTTGGAGTATCAACACCTAGATCAGAATTAACAAAACAAGTAATAGACATTACTAGACCTAACTTGACTTTTGACAATGTAACACTAGATGTTTACAACTCAAAAGTTTATGTTGCTGGTAAACACACTTGGGAGCCAATTACAATCACTTTAAGAGATGATGTAAACAACTCAGTTACTAAATTGGTTGGTGAACAAATTCAGAAACAATTTGATTTCTTTGAACAAAGTTCAGCGGCGTCAGGTATTGATTACAAATTCACAACTAGAATTGAAATGTTAGACGGTGGTAACGGTTCAAGCACACCAAATGTACTAGAAACATTTGAACTATACGGTGCATACGTTGAAAACGTTAACTACAACTCACTAGCATATGCAACATCAGATCCGGCTACAATTACTATGTCAGTTAGATATGATAACTGTGTACAAACACCAACAGGAACAGGTATTGGTACAGCAGTTGCAAGAACAATTGGTACTTTAAGTACTGGTGGTTAATAAGAATTAGAATTAGCATTTATAATACAAGAAAAGCGTCTTTAT